TGAACGCCAGCCAGTACCGATCCAAGATGTTCTCTGTAAAGAAGCCCGCAGCCACGGACCAGATGCTGTCCGGGATACCTGACGCCTCGTCGAAGATCACCATCATGCCGTCCATGTTGTGGACACCGGCGTAGGCGTCTGGGTTCTCCTCGCTCCACAGCTTACCCTCAGCGCCCCAGTACCGGGTGCCCTTCTTCAGATCCCTCTCAACCAGGTCCGTCAGCCAGGCAGCCGGGGCCAGCTTGGTGGCCGACGGGTCCCACCAGTGGGCGTTGATGCTCATCGTGGCCCACTTAGTCAACTCACCCCAGGTAACCGTCCTCAACTGTGTCTCGCTGTTGGCCGACACGACGACGGAGCTGCCTATACGGGTGGTCAGCATCCACAGGATCAGCCACGACACGAGTGCTGACTTACCCACCCCGCGGCCGGAGGACACCGCCGAGCGCAGCGCCTCGATCAGCTCACCCCCGGTCAGCCTGCCTTTGTTGTCCCGGATGAAGTCAGCAATCTCACGGAGCACCTCACGCTGCCATCTGCGCGGCCCCTTGAACCGCTCGAGTGGCGTGTTCTTCTGCCCCCAGGGGAACGCGAACAGGACGAACGTCTCTGGGTTGTTGGCAATCTGGGGCGACCACAGCTGCGTCATCAGCAGCTGCTCCTCATCGGGGCTGTATCTCAGGCGCTGCATCAGTCCTCCAGTCGAGGGGTTACGTCCACTACTTCAGCCTCAACGATCCGCATCTGGGCCTGCTGGAGCGCCTCGGTAATTGAGATCGATCCGGCCACCTCGACCTGTTTGACCTCGCCATACCTCTTCTTGTTCCACGCACCCATGAGCCACTTGCGAGTGTCGATCTTGAGCTTGGACCGCTGTACGTCCTCTACCGTGTCCTCGGCGTCGGCAATCTCGAGGATCTCGCCGGCAATGAACTCGGTCCTGCTCTCCTGCGCTTCCTTGAACCGCTCATGGCGCATCGGATCACGCTTGATCCACCGCAGGAAGTCCTCGTAGCTGATGAACCGATGGTCCTCCTCGAGCAAGGACCGCAGGGAGCGGCCGCGGTAAACCTGCTCAATGACCCGCTCGAACATCTGCTCGTACTGCGTCTGTAGCAACGCCTTGGCCTCCGGCGATAAGGCAGGGGGCTTGGGGTCAGGCACAGAGAGCCACTGGGGCAATTCGAGTTGGTTAAGTTGCTCGAGTTGCTGCGATTGCTCGGCAGACGTAGCAGGTGCGACAACTGCGCCTACGGGTAGAGGATGTCCTTGTTCCATAGTGCTGCGGATACTAGCATGGTTCTTTTTAAGATGCAATGAACCCACTGGGTCACTTGGGTCATGGGATTTTGAAAAAATAAAAAATGGTTCGCGGGGGCTGGTTCTGGACCGGTTGGTCCCGCCGGCCCCCTCCCCCCGGCACCCCGGCACCCCCTCCCCAGCGGCCGCGGGGGCCAGCGGGGCCCGGGCCGCGGGCACCCTGGCTAGCCCCAGCACCCCGGCACCCTGACCCGCTGGGTCAATCAATCTCGGGGGCAGTCAGTGCCCCGCGGGCACCCAAAAACCCGTTGGGTCAGGGTTTCAAGGGGATCAAGCGGCACCCGCTGGGTTTCCCGGGTTTGCGAAAACCCGTCACATTGTCACAGGGCTAGATTGACCCGCTGGGTCAGGATTGACCCGCTGGGTCAGGGAAAAGCCCCGAAACATCGATCCACTGGGTCAAAACGAGGGGTTGGGGGCGGGGGTGTGTCAAGTGCACTCCGCACGGGACCCCCCGATTTTCGACTTTTCTGAAAAGGCACAGATTCTCCAGAATCCTAGAATCCTTACCCCCCTGGCCAGTGCAGTTGTCACACCCCCATAAAGTGGCAAACCCATTGGGTAAATCTATTGAACCACCACAATCGATTGAAATAATTACCCAGTGGGTTAGGGTAAATCCGGGGCTTGACAACATTTGACCCATTGGGTATCATTAACCCCGTGCCCCGTAACCGTAACCCGTAACCCTGAAAGGACCGTAACCATGAAAACAATCAAGTTCAACACTGGCCGCATGTATAGCGAGAGGGGACAGCGCATTGCAGCTGCACTGCTTGACAGTGGTGATATCTATTTTGTTGACATCGACCGTCACATCGATGGCACTGTAAAGGCTAACGGATTGACCAAGGATGAGATGATTGACTTCGGCATGTTTACCCAGCGGGGCGTAATGGCCGCATATGACGCAAACAACTACTCTTGGACAACTGTCCCCGAAGGCATGCGCCGCGAACTGTCCGACTTAGCCGAAACCCTGTAACCCGTAACCCTGAAAGGACCGTAACCATGAGCAAGCACACCCGGCACTACTTCGATCTGACCCCTAAGCGCAAAGAACCCCCGGACTGGCTGATCGCTTTGGGCGCGATCGTCTTCGGCGTGCTGGGCACCTTCGCACTGATCGTACTTATGCAGCTGCCCGCAATCCTGCGGGGCTGATTAACCCAGCGGGGCGCAAGCCCCGCACCTTGTAACCCGTAACTGTAAAAGGACTGACCATGACCAAATCCGAAGCCCCTGCTATCCTTGCCGGACTCGTTGACCGCCTGGCTGAAATCAAAGCCCAGACCGCGGACCTGACCGCCGAAGCGGAAACCATCAAAGAGTTTTTGATCTCTTCGAACATGCCCGCAATCGAGGGCACCCTGCATCGCGCCACTGTTTCCCTTGTTGCCGGGCGAGACCGGATTGACTGGGAGACCATCGCCCGCCGGTTTGACCCATCGCACCAACTGATTACCGCGCATACTTCGCATGGCGATCCTTACCATGTGGTCCGCGTGTCTGCGCGTAAGGGGGCTTGATCATGCTGTCCCTTGAATACACCCGCAAACCCAGCATCACCACAATCCGCGCTGCCGTGATCAAGGCGATTAACGCGGGCGAAACTTGGATACAAATCATCTGGGGTGAAAACCAAATAACCCTCGAAAAAAACCCATATGGGGGATGGATCGGTTATGGATGGATAGGCCGTAACGGGGGCCAAGATCTGGCCCATGAAATAACCCGGATTGGGAGGGCTTGATCATGAAATACCATTTCATCCCCCAGTCCGGCAATCGCAAGACCGGGCCAATTCCCGTCACCTACAGCCAGCGGGAAACCTGCCCCCAGTCCTGCCCGCACTATCGAGCGGACTGCTATGCCGAAGATTTTTATACCCGCCTGGCATGGGACAAAGTACCCGCTCGAGGGGGCACCCTTGGGGATCTGACCCGCTCGATTGCTTCACTGCCCGCGGGCCAGCTGTGGCGCCACAATGTAGCGGGAGACCTGCCCGGGGCAGGGGAAACCGTAGACCCTGCCGCACTGGGCGAGATTGTCCGGGCGAACCTTGGGCGCCGCGGGTTCACCTACACCCACAAAAAGAGCCCGGAGGCAATCCACTGGGCCGGGCATGCGACCCGCTGGGGCTTTACCGTCAACCTAAGCGCCGATGACGCGGGAGAAGCCGATGCACTGGCTGAGACCGGGTTGCCCGTTTGTGCAATCGTGCCGATAGATTGCCCAGAGAAAACCGAAACCCCAGCGGGCCGCACAATCATTGTTTGCCCTGCCCAGTCCCGGGATGATGTCGATTGCGCCTCATGTGGGCTCTGTGCCCGCGCTGACCGCCGCGTGATTATCGGGTTTCGTGCTCATGGCACCCGGGCCCGCGTAACTGATGCCAAAGCCCGCCGGGTAATTCCAATTGTGAAAGGATAAACCATGACTACTGATGAACTCGAGCGGGCCGCGTATGCCCGGGGGGATGTGACTATTGCGGGCCTACTGGCCCGGATCGCTGATCTACAGGCCGCGCTTGGGCGGGCTACTGCCCAGATTGAATCGCTCGAAGAGGATCTGCGGGCCGCGCGATATGTGGAGCGATACGAGCGGGCTTATCCGGGGGACCCCGATTGATCCTAGTTGCATACCTGACCCTTTTATGTATTGCCGGACTAATCGCTTGGCTGCTTGATCTGTAACCCTGTAACCCCCGCCCCCGGTCAACCCCGGGGGCTTTCCATTGGACCCTGAACCATGACCGATAAACAATTTTCCGCTGACTTACTGGCTTTCATGGGGCGCCGCGGGCTATCCGAAACCCGGGCCGCTGACCTACTGGGGGTGCCGGTGTTTACCCTTCGCAAGTGGACCGCGGGCCAGCGGGCACCTAATGCGGCCGCGGTGCGACTGCTCGAGGTGCTGGGGATGCTTGATGCCCTGGCCCCTGCCCTACTGAGTGCCCTTGAGCCAGCGGCCGCGGCCCCTGAGCCGGTTGCTCACGTTGGGGAAGTCCCGGTCAAACCGAAACGCTCACGTAAGAGAAGTCCCGGCTGAACCAGTTGCTCACGTTGGGAAAGTCCCCGTCAATCGTCAACCCCGTACACCCGGGGCTTTTCCTTCGTTGACAGTTTGTAAATCTCATCGAGTTGCCGCTGCTTGGCTTGGATGACCTTTTTCCTGTAGTCACCGAACTGCTGGGCCAGGTTGGGGTTGATGGCCCACTGAGCATAGTGCTGGTTCTCCTTGGTGCCATCATCCATGCGGATCACCCAGCCAGCCACCTCAAGCACCTGCATCGCGTTGAGCACCATCTGATCAGCCTGCCACGGGCCAGCCCCGTCAAGCTGCCTACGGGCCGACCGCTTGATCTCCGACATCGTGATCGTCTGCCGGTCACAGTAGTGGATGATGTGATCCGTCACCCAGGTGTCGAAACTACTCGAGCCGCCCACCTCGCCGAAAGCATAGCGGTAAGCCGGGATCAGGTAGGTTCTAAGGAACCGGACCACCCTGTGGACAACATCGACATCGACCTGTGGACAAAACGGGTTCTCCATGACATGGAACAGCAAGATCAAGCGCCCCGCTGTGCCCTCGAGCTTGCCAAAGGCTGTCATGAACACGTCGCCACTGTGCAGCAACCGCTCGTCCTGCTTCGTGCCCTCATACCACGCTTGGAACTCGCGATAGGCTGTGAACGCTTCTGTGGATAACTTGTAGGTTTGCGCCGGCAGGGCGAAGGTCAAGCGCAGCAGGTTCTCCCACCCTGCCGCACTTGTCATGTACTCGGGGATGGGGTTACCCAGGCGCGTCTTGCTGCCGCGCAGAACAGCGGGTATAAACCGCTGCAACAGGCCATCCGCTGCGAGAGAGGGTAGGCTTTGCCTAAAAACCGTAGGCTGGATGTTCCCGTAGATGCTCACGGCCAGGTTTTCGGCATGGATTGAGCCAGCCCCTACCCGGTCCATCTCGTAACGCTCCGACTCGTAAGACACTACCCAGGCGCTGCGGTCCTCACCTGTCGTCTTATCGGTCAACTTGCGCACCCACGAGTTCATCTCGTCCAGATGGCACAGCAACCCCCTAGGCCGGTCAGCGGCCGAGCGCACCAGCTTCTGACTGGTGATGTCGCTCACGGTGATTTTGACCGCCACGGGCTGCGGGGGCATCTCGGGCACCGCCGGGGGCTGGCCCCCAAGCATGGCGTCAGGTGAGGCGCTGAACTCGAGAAACGACTTCTTGGCGCCCGCGTATGCTGCCTCCTTGCCCTCCCACTCGAGCAGTTCTTTCTGATACCGCGGCCGGTCCTCAGCCTCGATGTCCTTGAGCGGGGAGAGCATGGGCCGGCTACCGGGTGACTTCTTGTCCGCTGGCTCACCCAAGGTCATAAGCCACAGCACCGGGGGCACGCGAAAGCCTGGCATGAGTTCGAGCCGGGTGCGGGCGTCAATGACCCCGCAGACAGCGGCCAAGCCAGCGAACAAAGGGACCAAAGGGTCGCACCCCACCGAGTCGCTGACCTCCTGCGCCCGGGTCTGAAGCACCGCGGGCCACAGAGACAAGTCCATCTCCGGCGGCGCAGGCCGCAGGCTCTGCATGATGTCCGTCGGCGGCATGGGTGCCTGCTCGACCGTCTTGAACAACTCGCTGGCGTCCGGTGTAGGACGGACCCAGCCGGCCTTGCGGGCAATGTGAAACAAGGTGCCCAGCTTCACCGCTGTGACCTTGTCAGTCTTGAACGACATCCACTGCTTGACGATCTCCCGCTCGCCGGGGTACTTGCCCGAGGGCATCGACCAGTCGTTCCACAGCGCCAGCGCCTGGTCAAGCTCATCGAGCTGGGTGCCGGCCCAGTGCAGCGCCATGCCTACGTTGATCCAGTCCTCGCGGGGGCAGTCGGGGCTGATGAACTCGAGCGCCTGCTGGATCTCTTCCCACGAAGCGTCAACATTGCCCTCTATACCGATATTACGAACCTTATCGAATTCCAATAAACTCTGCCAGATGTCAAGCAGCTGCTGCGGTATCGTAGGCAGGCGCATCCAGTTGCCATCGCCCGCCCAGGTGTAGGGCTGCTTGGTGTCAGGGTGGATGCTCGGCGGCAACACGTCCTGCACCGTCAGACCATTGGCCGTGGCGCAGCGCAGCTCGTAGGCGGTCACGCCGTCCACAATGATCTTCTTACTCGGCAGCGCCAACCCGAAGGGCATCTGATAGAGCAGCTTGCCGTGGCCCGGGCGGCCACTGTTGACGACCACCGCGTCAGGGGCGGCGTAGAGCGCATCGAGGTCAATACCCTGAGCCACCGTGATGCCCCAGTCGTCGATGTCAAAAGCCATCGTGCCGCTGTACGCATGAGCCAGGCCGATGCCGTAGCCTTGGGGTAGATCGCCCTGCGTCTTCAGGGCGTTAGGCTTGAGGTTCCAGCCAGGAGTGCGCGGCCCCTTGGTGCCCGGTGGGATGGGCACAAGGCTCCAGCCGTGCCGGATATAGGCGTCAACTGATGCCGGATGCGATTGCACGTTTGGTAAAGCTGTCATACACTTGGCCCGTTGGTGATCGCAGTTGCCGACAGTCTCCTAATCAGACCCTCTTGATCGCCCCGGCTAACCCCCGGGGCGTTTCTTTTTCCGCTTGTCATTTGTCGCTCCAAAATTTTTTACCTGACCTGTTGCACATCGTACCTCACCTGTGCTACGATTGCAAGCATCGAAGTGAGGAATTTAAGCGATGACCACACCCAAATCTGTGTTCTTGACCGTGCGAGTCGCGGGCAGTACACGCACCAAGTTTCACGCCAAGGCACGCAAGTACGGGCAACCGTCGAGCGTACTTCGTGAAATCATCGAGGCGTTCATTGAAGACCGTCTCTCCATCATCCCCCCTGTAAACCGTAAGGAAAATCTTTATGTCCCTCGAAGCCAAGATTGATGCTCTGACCGCTGCTGTGGTTGCTCTGACTGCCAAACTGGAGTCCAGCAATGTAGCAGCCCCTGCGCCCCAAGTCATTACCTCCGCAGCCCCCGCCGCTTCTGTGACGCTGACTGTGCCAGCCCCAGTGGCCGCTCCTGTTCCGGTGGTGGCGATGCCCGCG